CAACGTTATTGTTAATTTAGATTTGTAGGAGATGCACTAAATGAACGCATTTAACATGGATGCTAATACTACGGTGTATTTAAGCCGTGAATTAGAGCGTATTAAGTCAATGACTTATGACGTAAAGTACGGTGCATTAAGAGCCGCAGAGATTTTTCAGTTTGACACTGAATTACAGCCATATGATGAGACCATTACTTATGAGCAGTACGATGCTACTGGTATTGCTGACTTGGTAACAAACTATTCTACCGACTTGAGAACTGTTGATGTTAGCATGAAAAAGTTTACCTCTCAAGTTTTCGCTATCGGTTTGGCTTACACGTTTAACATTATGGATGTAAAACGTAATGCCATTGCTGGTACGCCATTGCAAACTAGAAAAGCCTTACAAACACGGCGTGGCATTGCTGAAAAGCACGACCGCTTGTTTTGGTTAGGCGATTCTGTTGCTGGTATTGTTGGTTTGTTGTCTAATGCCAACATCCCTAACGCCGTGGTTGCGACTGGTACTGGTGGTACTACTTGGCTAACCAAAACAGCTGAAGAAATTGTGGCGGATTTATCAAGTGCAGTATTAGGTATTAAAACCCTTACTAAAGGCATTGAAAAACCTAATTTGCTTTTGTTGTCTGAAAGCCGTTTAGAGCTGATTCGTACTAAACGTAGCACGTTGGCTGGTGGTTTGTTAGGCAGAACTGTTTTAGAGATTTTCAAAACAGATTATCCTGAAATCCGTGTAGAAGGCGTTGAGTTTTTAGCTGGTCAATTCCAAGGTGGAGCAGAAGGTTTTATTTTAGGCACTAACGACCCTATGGCAATTCAACTTAAAGCACCTATTGTTTATGAAGAGCTACCAGTGCAAACAAACAACTTAGCCTTTAAAGTGCCTGCTATTGGTACTAACGGCGGTGTTGCAGTTTACTACCCATTAGCTTTTACTAAAAAGTACGGTATTTAAAGGGGGGTTAATTGTGCCGATTGTAAAATTAAACCAATTATCTCCTTACCAGTTATGCGGTGTTTTGTTGCTTCCTGATGAGAACAACGTTTCAGACGCTGACTATTCTGTTTTAAATAGCCAATCTGGGTTTTTAAACGATGTAGCTAACGGTTTGATTGAAATCTTGGAAGCTCCTAAAGCTCCTAAAAAAGAAGGTAAGTAAATATGACAGCCCCTAGTCCGATTATGTTAATTGAAGCACTTAGTAATGGTAGTGTCTGCATTGCAGATACCAAGGTTGCTACGTTTGTTCAGTTGGCAGAATTGAGAGTAGGGGCTACTTTTTGCCCTGATAAACGCAACTATTTAGTGGCATACCTAGCGTTGCATATGTACACGATGGGTAGTAGAAACGGTGATAGTGGGTTTATAACAGGGCGTACCGAAGGTGATTTAAGCATTAGATACAACGATAATCAGACGACTTTAACCCAAGGTGATAGCTTGGATACAACCACTTACGGCAAATTGTACAAAGAATTATGCAGAGAGTGCGTTGGTACTGCTATAGGTAACGCTTACGAATGATGGGCTATACTAAAAGCATTAAAGGTAGCCATGATGGCATTTTAGACCTTGTTAATAACTTACCAAAACACACCATTAAAGCAGGTGTATTGGAAAGCAACAACCCTATAGGTGCAAATGGTATACCAGTAGCAGAATATGGTTTAGCCAACGAGTATGGTACTGATAGAATACCTGCAAGACCGTTTATTGGTTCAACAGTAGATGAACAACAAGGATTATGGTTAGATACGGTTGCCAAAAAAGCCCCTGATATTTGCACAGGGAAGGTATCAATAAATACAGTTGTTGATACGCTGGGCAAAAAAATAAAGGTTGCCATTAAAGACCAGATAAAGTTTATTAGCATACCTAAGAATGCCCCTGAAACGGTAGAAAAAAAAGGTTTTGATGACCCACTGATTGATACAGGTTTAATGCTAAACACGATTGATTATGAGGTTGATAGCCAATGATTTTTAGAAGACCGCTGAAAGTAACACGCAAACTAGCTGGTGAATATAATGAAGCTGGAAAATGGGTTGATGGTGCAGTTTCCAAGGTTCTTACCATACAGGCAAGTGTTCAACCGTTGAATGGTGCGGACGTGAAGACCCTACCAGAAAACCGTAGAAGCGTTGAAAGTTACTGTTTATATACAAACACCAAGCTAACAATTTTAAACGAGGTTGTAGGGCAACGTGGCGATAGAGTTGTAATAAACGGTGCGGAGTATGAAGTAGTTAGTTGTGCTAATTGGCAGAACAATGTTATAAACCATTACAAATATGTTGTGCAGAGGGTTTTATAATGGAATGGCTATACAATGAGCTGATACCATACTTTGCAGATTTAACAGGGGTACAAGTTGTACGCCCTTTTCAGAATACCCCTGCTCCTAATGGGCGGTACTGTACATTAAAAGTAAGTTCTATCGTTAATCGGGATTTTAACATCCCACTGGGTACAAGCCTAACCAATCAAACTAAAATTAGACGCATCTTTGATTTTACTGTTACTATTAACTGCTACGGTATTAACAATCAGATTGAAACAGCGGAAAGTTTAGCAGAGTCTATTTTTGATGGTTTGGAGAATGCAACAAAACGCCACTTACATTTTACGGAAGATATTAGTTATAAAAGAGTAGTACAACCATCTACAGATATTAGTGCAATTATTGGAGGACAGTATCAACCAAGATTTGTTTTAGCTTTAGGGTTTGAAGCAAGTAAAGAAATAGTGTATACTGAAAGTACTATAGAAACTGTTGAAATTGACGGTAATGTTGGTGGTAATTTAACTGAAACAACGATTACTTATACTTATTAACCTTTGGGAGATTTATTAAATGGCAGACCAATTAGTAGAAGATGCAATACAGGTTATTATTACAAGGGATACTACAGTAGTAGAGCGTTCTAGCTTTGGTGTTCCTTTATTTATTGGGGAAACAGTATTATCCCCTGTTATCCGTGTAGCTACTTATTCTTCATTAGATGAAGTTAAAGTAAAATACACTGCTGGCACTGAACCTGAATACCTAGCTGCTCAAGCCTTCTTTTCTCAAGGTGGCAATGCTAAGAAGTTCAAGATTGGCTATAAAGCAAGTGGTGAAACCTACACGCAGGCACTAGATGCCATTCGTGCGGTTGATAATGGTTTTTATGCTGTTACGATTCAATCTACAGATAAAACGGTACAAACAACGTTTGCAACAACGATTGCTGGTTATGCTGGTAAAAGGATTGCCTTCTTTCGTTCAGATGATGCCGATATAATTAACGGTGCAGTTTCTACTGATGCTTCTAGCGTTATTAAAGCAACCAATAACGATTACGTTGGTATGTTTTACCATACAGGCGTTTACAAAGTTGGTAGAACTAACGGTCTATTCCCTGAAGTAGCTTTGTTGGCACGGTGCTTAACGATTCCTGAAACCAACACAACCGCCCCCGGCTCGAACAACTGGGTTAATCAACAGTTAGTTGGTATTACAGGCGATATTTTAAGCACTACGGTAGTTGGTGTTTTAGAAAATAAAAACACGGTATTCTTTAGAGGTTCAAGCAATGCTAATATTGTTGCTAGAACAGGTGGCGGTAAAGTATTAGGTGCTGAATGGATAGATGTTATCCACGGCGTAGCATGGCTAGAAAGCCGTTTGGCTGAAAACGTATACGATTTAATCACGAGCAAAGCTGACAGAAACGAGAAAGTACCCTATACCGAGGCTGGTATTGCTTTGGTTGAAGAAAGAGTACGGTATACGCTTGACCTTGCGGTTAAGACTGGCTTCTTAGCTTCTTACACTGTAACTGCTATTGCTATTGGTGATACACAGGCGGTTGACCGTGCTAATCGTATTCTTAAAGGTGTTACATTTGAAGCACGGCTTGCTGGTGCTATCAATAAAGCGTTAATTACTGGCGTTGTAAGCGTCTAGGGAGGGTTAATTCAATGACTGGTACTTTTTCAAATGATGTTACAAAGCATACGTTGGTTATTGGTGGATTCCCGATTGAGGGGTATATTAGCGAAGAAAAAGCCATGTGGACACCCGATGGCGATAGTGCTTCCGCTACTATTGGTGCTGATAATTTTACAACCACTAACCGTTTACCCTTTTTAGCTACTATCAGCTTTACATTGAGTGCTGGGAGTCCTTCTGTAACTGTTTTAAGCACTTTATTTCCTAATGATGCTGGTTCACAACCGTTTATGATGAAAAACGGAAGTAATGGCTCTACTATTACAGGTGTAGCTACGATGAAAAAAAGCCCTGATTTTGGATTAAAGACTACTGATGATGGTTATACTTATGACTTTATCGCTTCTGATAATATCATTAACAGAAAAGGGGTATAACCAATGGCTTTACAGACGCATGAGTTTGTTATTGGCAATGCAGAGTACAAAGTTATTTCTATGCCTGCTGATAAAGGCTTAGGAATGCTTGCACGTTTGGCTTTTATTGGCGGTGAAGGCTTGCTTGAAGTTTTAAATGGTTTTGAAATTACAGAAACCGATGAGATTAAAGAAGACGGAACTGTTATCCCAAAAGGTAGTACTCGTTTCAATTTAAGTAAAGTTTTAGCTACTACCACAATCCCTGCTCTTGGTGGGAAGTTATTACGGGATATTGCTAAAAACGACCCTGAATTAACCATTATTAAGGATGTGTTGCTGGGCGGTGTTGTTTACAGAGACAGTGTTCAACTAACAAAACAGAACATTGGCGAAGTTTACAGTTGCAATTATGGTGAAATGTTTAAAGCCTTTATGGAGGTTTGCCAAGGCAACGGTTTTTTGTTAGGAGCTATTGGAAACCGTACAAGCAAATAACCGAAGAAACCAAAGAGTACGGCGTTTTAGCGTTGGAAGTTCGTTTTGAGTGGGTACTATGGCGGTTAGTAATGGCTAAAGTAGCCACTCTTGAGGAACTACGCACTACTTACAGTTTAGCGGACGTTTTAAAGCTCAATTCATTATTGGATATGAAAGAAGATATTGAGCGGTGTGTAACAGAAGAAGTAGAAAGAGCGAGTAAGCGATAATGGTAGTTGTAAGAGAACTGATTACAAAATTTAGCTTTCAAGTCAACTCTGAAGCTGTTAAGTCTTTTGTTGCAATGCTTAATGAGGCTGAATCTAAACTTGATGGGCTAGGTAAAAAAACGACTATTAAAGTAGCGGATGTTAAGCTACAAAAGCAAGTTGTTGGATTAAAAACGCAAGAATTAAAGATGGAAGGACAAGCACTAAAAAACCAAGGCATTAAACTAAAGGGTGATGGACAAGCATTAAAAAATGATGTTGTAAAATTAAGATTACAAAAACAAGCCGTGCAATTAAAGACGCAAGAATTAAAGCTAGAGGGGCAGTCTTTAAAAAATCAAAATGCACGGTTAAAAGGTGATTGGCAAGAATTAAGAAACCAAAATGTAAAACTACGCAATGAAAAATTGATAAATACGATTGCTAGGCAAAAACAAAAAGAACAACAGAGAGAACAAGCTAAAAAAAATAAACCATTTTTTAAAACATCTGTTAAAGGCTTTCAATCTAGTTCTTTTGTTCAAGATGCTTATTTTAATATAGAATTATTAAAAAGGGCTTACCAGTTTTTTTACAACATTGCGGAAGCAACACGGCAAACGGCGGTAAACATCTTACGGACAAACGATGGGCTTAATATGTCTATTGCTAAAATTGGCGTTATAACAGGGGACACTAAAAACGCATCAAAAAACTTTAAAGAACTGCTGGATATATCTGCTCAAACTGGTAGTGAAATTGGTGTTATTGAGGAGATTTTCAACCGTTTAAGCATGGGTAAGCAGGGGCTAGGGGCTACAACAGAGCAAATAACACAGTTTACTGGGGCAATGGCTAAACTTTCTGCTTTTAGTGAAGGTGGGGCAGCACAACAAGGGGCTTTACGGCAACTAGGGCAGATGTTTGGCGGTGCTTATATCCAAGCACAAGAATGGAACTCTATTGTTGATGGCTTACCTGCGGTTGCTACTAAGATTGCTAAGGCGATGGGTACAACGAGAGAGGCAATGACCTTTAAGATAAGACAGCAGACCAAAGATAGCCCTGCTTATTTAATTAAAGATATTTTCCCTAGATTTTTAAAGATATTACCTGAAATTGACGCAGAGTTTAACAAGTTACCGCCAACGCTAGATAGAACGTTAAACAAAGCAGGCGTAGGGCTTTTAAAGTTTTCTTTAAACCTTAAAGAATCCTTCAAAATGCCAGAGCTAGACGGTTTTTATTCACGGCTAGATGGCACAATTAAAAGAGTATTTGAATGGGCGGATGCTAATAAAGCCTTGATTGGTACGAATATCAACACGTTTTTTGGTACATTAAACGATGTGTTAAAAAGCGTTGACACACAACTAAAAGACACCAAAGGTACAACTGAAACAATCAATAATGTATTTTATTTATTAAATGGCACTGTAAAAGTTTTAAAAGGTACTTTTGATGCTTTTTTATGGACTTTAAACGGAATTGCAAATGTTATAAAATGGATTGGTGAAAATTCAGCAATACTTTATTACCTAAAAGGAGTTGGAGACTTTAAAGAACAAACAGCTTTCAAGCAATCTTTAAACACAAACCCCTCTTTAAACAACAGTTTAGTTGGCAAAGTATTACCATTAAATGGGATGCTTAACAAAAACCCACAAGCTAGTTTCGGTACTAAAGGTGCAGGTGTAACGGTTGTGCAAAACAATAACTTTACAGGAAGTTCTGCAACAAAAAGCGAACAAAAACAAACTGCATCATTAGTAGGCGGTTCTGCTTCTCATGGTGTAAGAAAAGCTATACTGGCTGGAGGGGCTAAAAGATAATGCCAATAATAACTATATTATCCGCTACTGGCATTCTTGACAAAAAGAAAATAGGCTCATTGGCTATTGATTGTGTGGTTAATGAGAATATCACGCTATCTACAAACGTTACAACCGCCCCCATTGAAACAGGTGAGAGTGTAACCGACCATGCTTATAATGAGCCATTAAAACTAAGTGGGACAGGGATTATAAGCGATTCAGACCCTGCTAGGGCGTTACAAAACGTTATAACCAATACAACCAGTGCTTACAAGCCATTGCCACGGTTAGAAGCCTACGAAACACTTAGGCAGATGCACTTAGAACGCACACCAATAGATGTAGTGATGGGGCTTGAAACCTATACTAACATGATGATTGAAAACATCAACATTCCTAGGGATGCTGATAGTGGGGATGCGTTGTTTTTTACTTTTGATATGATACAAGTAACCATATTAGACCGTGTAGCACGCCTTACAACAGGTGGTAAGGTGAATAAAGGCAGAAAGCAAGGTACAGTAGCAACTAACAGCCAATTATCTGTTTTAGCTAAAATAAGAGCGAGGTTGCCATTTCCATAATGACTATAGCTTTACCCTTTTTTCAAGACACCGATTTTTGGGAATATGAAACGATTTTAGACGAATCGGTTTATATTATTCGTGGACGTAAAATTAGCCCTGCTACTGAAAAAGCCTTTTATGTGTTTGATTTACTTTCTAGCGATGGTGAAGTATTGGAAGCTGGAATGCGTGTGTTACCTAATGTGCGGTTTGCATTTAGAAGCCGTAACGAATGGAATCCCGATGGTTACTTGATATTTGACCCTGTAGAATCGGTGTTGATTTATGAAACAGTTTAACCGTTTTTGCCAATTAAACATCATTAGTGGAGGTATCAGTACCTTTGTTAATGCTGATATGGATTTGAGCTTTAACTGTAAAAAAACACGGTCAACCGTGCCGAATGATTTAAGTATTGAGATTAAAAACCTATCTGAAAGCACAAGAAAACTATTAAATGCAAATGGTGCTAAAATAAGATTGTTTGTTGGGTATGATACGGAGCGAATATTGCTTGCAGATATGGATGTAACAAGGGCTGTAACATCTTGGCAACCGCCAGAATCCATCACTAGGATTGAATGCTTAGACGGCTTTAATGCGTTGAAAAATAAGAAGATAGCCCTATCGTTCAAAGCTGGTACAAGCGTTGCTACAGTGGTTAATGCACTGGTAAAACAGTTGGGGCTTCCATTAAGACCATACACGATTAACCTAACCAAGCCTCTAAAAGCTGGGTATAGCCATACAGGCACAGCGTACCAAGCCTTAACAGACCTATTAAGTGAAGTAGGGGCTACATGGGGAATTATTAACGACACCATAGTTATAGCAAAGTACGGACAAGGCTTAGGCACTGCAACGCTTTTAATCACACCACAGAATGGTTTGTTATCGCTTCCTGAAGAGATAGACACTACATTAACAACAGAACGTGTGCAACCAAGGATATTAAAAGAAAAAGTAACAAAAGGTGTTACACTTGTTAGACGTAGACGTAAAAAACGAGCTAAAAAGAAAAAGGTTGTAGGGGAGTTTTATTATGTTAAACAAGGTAGACCAGACAACAGAAAAAACACCATTGAAGTAACAGAGATATTACCAACAGAGGAAGCAAAAACAGCTGGGTTTAAACTAACCATGCTTTTACGCCCTGAATTAAACCCGTTTGATTTAGTAGAGCTAAAAAGCAAGTTTCACAGTGGTATTTTTGTAGTGGATGAGATAGAACACTACGGCGGAAACCGAATAGATGACTTTTTAACAATAGCTACCGTTTATGAGAGGAAAGCATAATGGAATTAGCAGAATTGATGCAACGTAGCGAAAATGATACCCTTAATAGGTTGCGTGTTGGTATTCCTGCACAGATTGAAAGCTATAACCCTACCAATAGTACAGCAACGGTTATTTTAAGCATCCACCAACCGATGGCAGATGATGACTTAAGAGAGTTTGCACCTATAACCGACGTACCTGTAATGTGGATGCGTGCGGGCGATGTTTCCATTACCTACCCATTAAAACGTGGTGATTGGGGCTATTGTATGTTTGCTGATTACGATATTAGCAACTGGGTATCTGAACTAAGCAAAGCCCCTCCTGATTCATTGAGACAACACGCTTTTACGGATGCGGTATTTCTACCACAATCGCACAACTTAGGAGCATCTAGCATTAGTGGGTTGCAGTTGAAAAACGGTGCTAGCAGTATTACTATAAATAGTGGTAGAATAGATATAGTAAGCCCTATCGTATCAATTAACGGCATCGTATTTGATACCCATAAACACACTGGCGTACAAACGGGCGGTGGTGTAACAGGAAACCCTATCAATGGTTGATTTATTACTTGACACTACAACCCATGATATTAAGCTAGTAGGGCGTGATTTAGGGCTAGTTCGTGGTGTTGACTTGGTAAGACAACGGCTAAAACAAGCGTTATTATCTAAAGTTGGAGAATGGTTTTTAGATACAGAGCATGGTTTGCCGTGGTATGAAACCATTTTTGCAAAAGGTACACCTGAAACCGTTATTAGAAGCCTGTTAATTAGAGCGATTACATCAACAGCTGGTGTTCAAGAATTACAAGAATTTAATTTGTTGATTGACTCAAACAAAAGAGTAGCAACAATTCAATTTAAAGTTAAAGCGGATGATGAAATTATAGCCATAGAGGAGACGCTTTAATGGTTTACGGATTAACTGAAACAGGCTTTATTGCTAAAACATTGCTTGAGTGCAAAGCAGAATTAGAAGATAAGCTAAAAGAGTTATTTGGGGCGGATATTGATTTAACCCCTGAAAGTGCCTTTGGTCAATTAGTGGGCATTGCTTCTGAAAGAGAGGCTCAAGCGTGGGATACAGGGTTAGCTATTTACGCTTCTAGCTATCCCGACAGTGCCACTGGGATTAGTTTAGATAGGGTTTGTTCCCTTACCAACATTACACGGCTTCCTGCGTTACCTACCACTGGTACGGTTATACTATACGGTGTAGTGAGTACAGTTATTGGTGAAGCTAACCTTGTAACTGATACTATTTTAAATAAAGACTATATTATAATGGATACTGTAACACTAACCGCTAGTGCTACACGTTTTGCTAAGATACAGATTAACACCGTGGTTGCTGGTAACTATACAGTAACCATTAACGGTACACCCTACACGGTTACAGCTACTGGTTCGGAAAGCAAAACAGCATTAGTAGATAGTTTAGTAGTGTTAATTGGTGCGAGTGCCTTGCGTGTAGGTGAAGAATTAACAATTAACAATACTGTAACTAATTTTGCCGTAACAACCACTGGTAATTTAAGCATTGTTCAAGTGGGTAATTTAGTAGATGTTGAGTGTACCGAAACAGGCGTTAATAACTTGCCTGTAGGGGCTATTACTGCTATTAAAACACCTGTCGCTGGGTGGGATGCCGTTAATAACTTAGTGGCTGGTGTGGCTGGTGTTGAAATTGAAAAAGACGAAGATTTACGTTTACGAAGAACTGATACCGTTGAGTTAAGCATTTTAACCGCATTACTAACTATTCCTGAAGTAACAGATGCGGTCGTTTATGAAAACAACACCCACTTAACAGATGTAGACGGTACGCTTCCTAACACTATATGGGCGGTTGTAAAGGGTGGTAGTTCTACAGAGATATTAGAAGCTATTGCAAGCCGTAACGTTGCAGGAATTGGAACGAGAGGGGAAACCACTGGGCTTGTTACTTCTCCATTTACTGGTAGTAATTTAACTGTTCGTTTTGATAGACCAACGCTTGTAACACCAACGGTTGTTATTACCTATACTAAAACAGAAAATAGCAACTTTCCTAACAATGGGGAGCAGTTAATGAAAGATGCGTTAGTAGCTTACGGACAAACGTTAAAGATTGGTCAAGATATTGTTTATAGCCGTTTGTTTAGCCCATTAAATACGATTGCTGGGATGCAGATTGACACATTACTTGTTGACGGTTTATCTGCAACAAAAACAATTACTAAAAACCAGTTAGGCTCATTTGTGGATGCCAATATAACCGTAACGGAGACCTAACTTTATGGCTGGGACACGTCAGCGGTTAATTAGTCAATATCAAAATAGTGTTAATTTAATAGCGTTGTTTGAAGCGTTAATAGATAACCCTATGATAGCTGTTTTAAATGGATTAACCCCTTTATATGCCTTGTACGATATTGATACAATGGAAGGCGTGCAGTTAGATGGTATTGGTAAGATTATTGTACAACCACGCCCTAACAGTTTTAACAATTCGGATATTTACGAAGAGGGAGTATTTACCCTTGGAAACAATACAGACCCCCAACCAGAATATGATAGTAACGTTGGCTTTGGTGATACTGCTAACTTGCTTGTAGGTGGGCGGTTTAATTCAGGAGCTACAAGCGTTGCCAAACTAAATGATGGCGATTATAGGCTAGTATTAAAAGGGAAAATACACGCTAACAATACAATCGGAACAGTTCGAGAACTCGAGCAGTTTGGGATGGTAATGTTTGGCAAGTACAGTTTAGCTTTTCCGTATGCAGGTGGAGTTTTAGTTTTATTCCCTTATTTTATTAACAGTGTAGCTATTGAGGTTGTAAGGCAAACTTTAACTGTAGCTAAAGGTGTTGAGCTTATTTTAGCTATACAACCCAACCCTAAAAATGGGAAGGTGTTTGGTTTTAACGGCGGAGCTAACGTTGGCGGTTTTGGAAGCACTAGCGATAGTAACGCTGGATATGGTATGATAGGTTTAGTTTAGCTTATTAAAGGGGCTTAAAAATGGTTGATTTTGAAATAGGCACAAGTGGTTTACTTAGAACATGGGCTAATAGTGGAACTAAAGTAAATACAGATACTACTTTAGTTGGTGGCGTGCCAAAAACTAACATAGGATGGCAGCCACAAGAAAAGCCCCCTAGCCAATACTTTAACTTTCAAATGAACCAACTAGGGCAAAAAATTAACCACTGCTTGCAAAATGGGATAGCATATTGGAACAACACAACCACTTATGCTAGTGGTAATATGGTTACTTATTCTAACGACGCTTGGTTGTGTATTACTGCAAATACTAACTCCGCTCCTAATTTATTAAATAGTAACTGGGTAAGGGTTTTAAAAAATAGCGATTCTGCTTCTATTGGTATTGTTGGGGAAGTTAGAGCAATAGCTCATGCAACTGTTGATACAGGTTGGTTATTATGCGATGGCTCGGCTATTTCAAGAGTTACTTATACTAACTTATTTTCACGCCTTGGCACATTATACGGTATAGGTGATGGCTCAACAACGTTTAATTTACCTGATTACAGGGGCTATATGCTTGTTGGAAAGCTAGGTACAACCCCTACAACACTAACAACCATTTCAACAAATGCTTTAAACGGAAACCTTGCCAATACGCTAGGGGCTAAGATGGGTAAAGATACCCATACATTAAGCGTAGGTGAGCTAGCTCAATTTTCAGTTTCAGATGTTTTAACTTATAGACCAGCTGGTGGAGCATTAGAAAATGCTGTTGCGGGTGAAAATTACGATTTAACCTCAAGAAACATTGGGCAAAATCTACCTCATAATAATTTGCCCCCTGTTTCCGTTGTTAATTACATTATTAAGTTTTAGGAGTTCCTACAATGGCAGAAACATATCAAAAAATAGGAACTAGCACGCTATTATCTACAATGGCGTATGACCCACCTGTAGGGGCGGTAGTAGCTCCACCGTTAGGGTTGCTACAAACTGGTTACGCCGTTGAAGACATCCCAACAGCTCAACATTTTAATTCATTGTTGCAAGGCTTTGGTGAAAAGATTAACCACTCATTGCAGAATGGCATCCCCTTATGGAACGCTACAACGGCTTATACAGTTGGCAATTTTGTAAACCATACTAACACTGGCTGGGTATGCGTTACAGGCAACACCAACAGCACACCGACCACTGCTAACGCAAACTGGAAGCAAGTAGCCACTGGTAGAGGTATTAAAGCACACGCAAGGGCTTCTTTGTTGGTTACAACCGCTATTACTACAACTGCTACGGCTATACCGTTTGGTGTTAATGACTTGGTAGAAGGTACAATTACCCATTCCACCGTAAGCAATACTACACGCTTTACAGTAACAGAGGCAGGTACTTATGAGTTTAATTTACAGCCACAAATTACTGCTTTAAGCAATACAGGTGATAGTTGCACATTTTGGTTAAGAAAAAACGGCTCAACTGCTATTACTAATAGTGCTATTAACATTATAAATAATCACGTTGGCTATACTTCTGTTCCTAATTTTTTAATAGATGAAAACTTATCAGTTAATGACTATATTGAGGTTATGTGCATAGCAAGTTCAAATACTAAATATGAATTAGAATACACACCTGCATCTAGCCCTGTACCGAATATACCTGCTTGTATAATGGTTGTAAAAGGATGGTAATACAGGCATTACTAAAAATAAAGTAATATGATATAATAGGAGAGAGCATGGCAACAGACGTTATCACACTTGAATTACCAGATACGACGATTGCATTACCACTAGAACAGGAGGTAATAGCACTTGAACTACCTGTTAATTTAATTACTTTATCATTTATAGAGGGAGAGATTACATAATGGCAGTTTCTGTTGGATATTTACAAGGTACTTTAGATTCAACTGCTAATAGTACAAACACTTTAGGTTTATTTACAACAGTACCCACCAACTCCGATAATTCTAACGGTACGGAAGTAACTGGTGGTTCTTACGCACGCATTGGCACAAATGCAGGATTTCCTTCTGCTAGCACTGGTAGTGCTACTAATGTAAGAGGGTTTTTAGAATTACCTAACGATGCCCCATTAGCTTTCCCCACAGCTTCGACTAATTGGGGGACTGTAAGAGGATGGGGGATGTTTTCTTCTGGCGGTTCTTGTTTAATGGCATATCCATTTACTGAAACACCTGTAGATGGGATTACTTATAGCCAAAGCGGTACAACAGTTACTGTTAATAGCCCTGCACACGGCTTAACGACTTCTGATAGTGTTTATGCACGATTCTTTAATACAGGCAATGCAGAGAAAACGTATGCAGTAACATCTGTTACAACAAATACGTTTACTTTTACTGTGGCTGGTTCTGCAACTATTACTAACGCTGAAATTCGTTATGGGAAGATTAAAAGCTATACCGTTGATGCAAACAGTGGGTTATCTTTCCCTGCTGGTCAGTTATTATTTATGGTTAAGTAGGGGTTAGATAAAATGAGTTGCCAATCCTCGGACGTTTTTGAGATTATTAAGGGGAAAAATGAAGTACGAGAAGTACAAGTTCAGTTTCCTTTAAAAGACGGTGGCTATCCTATTGAACCGCCTGTATTTTTACATAATACGGCTGGGTTTGGGATTGGTGCTGTTGATTATGACGACGTAACAGGGTTGGCAACTTTTAACCTTTTATCTTCCACTGTTTTATTTGATGATGTTGTTAGGTTTATAGCAACTGCACAATATGCTAATAACAAGCTATTAACATGGCGTGAATTTTTAGCGGTTAGGGTTATAGACGATTCACAGTTTATTTATAGTTCCCCTGTTATTTACAGGTTAAAAGCTGAAAGTGCGTTGATGTTTGACGCATATGCGATGCTATCGATTGATTACCGTATTAGTGTAGCTCAAAACTTGTTGTTAGATGCGTACGCTAGTGTATTATTGTCTCAAGCTATCGCAGGGCAAGCTAATTTTATCATTACCGCCCATGCAATGGTGGGTGTGTTAAGAGGCTTAACGCAAAATACCCATATTATGCTTGAAGCATTAGCAATGGCTTCTGTACAATATGGAGCTAGTGCTTCAACGAATATAACCTTGGATACTTTTGCTAATGCAACATTAAACCTTTTGATGCCTGCTATTACAGAAAAATTAGCCAGTGGTGATACGTTAAGCTATTTTGCATTTGATGGACATCCTGATGGGTATACAGCTGCAGTAGCAAGGATTCAACGTATTACTAATGCTAACGTTACCGTGAGTGGTACTCAAACATTAGATGTTGGTTTAGATAGTAAGCGTGTATTTGATTGGGCTACTGCTGATGCGTTTAGAGCTGGTGCAGACCTTGTATTAGTAGGCTTCCTTTATAATGGCACATTATGCCCTGTTGTGCGTGGTGGTACGGGGCAAATGTGGATGTGGAAGTTAGGTACAGGTAGGATTACTACAGGTACAACACTTAACGAAACTACTGGTCAATTAGCAATGGATAGTGCCAAGGGTAGCCAAGGGGCTAGCCCATTAGCTATTAACGATGCTACAAATTTTGCTTATATTGAATTAGCAAACGCAAATTATCCCTTGACTGATGGTTTAGAATTTCACGTTTATTGGCAACCAATGATACGGAAAGATGCTAGTGTTAATGTACCAACAGCAACATATAGTCAAAGTGGTACAACACTAACAATTACTGAAACAGCACATGGGTTAAGAGTTGGTCAGTTAATTACATTTACCCCTACAAGTGGAAGTGCTTTATCTGGTACATATGCCGTTCAAAGTATTACAAATGCTAATATATTTGTTGTTACAGCAAGCAACAGTGCTACAAACAGTGGGAATTGTACTGTAGACCCAACAGGACTTAATACTAATAGCAGAAGTGAATGTATTTTAAGTTATGGTGCAACCGCTACACAAAATTGCATTAACTTAGAAGTTGGTGGTAATGCACAACGGTTTGTTAGACGTTTTGGGCAAGAAAGTGTTAGTGGTGGTAGTGCTGGAGACCAAAACATTACCGCTGGTGCTATTGGGGCAAGTAAGCAATACGCAAGTTATATTTCAACATTAGCTTTAAACAATACAGCTTTTATGTTATATGAAGGAGCTACTCAAGTTGGTAGTACCGTAACATTAAATGCTAACAACATTACTGCTAATAGCAATTTAACACAAGGTAATTTACGGTTATTTACAAGACCATCTAACATGACTGGTCAACCAACAACGCAAGCAAATATAATTATTTCAGGTGTAATTATTACTAAAACGCTAACAGATTATAAACGTGCTAGTTTAACTGCTAGATGGATGAGCTACACTGAACAACAAGATAATATCTCTACTACTGATTTAATGGCTATGTTAGATGATGGCTTTGATTTCAGAAGCGTATCTGGTGGTGCATTAACCAGTATGAAGGGTAATACTTCTATTCAGTTCAATACATCAACACCAGTAGGTAACAATGTTGTAGCAACATATAGTCAAAGTGGTACAACACTTACAGTAACAAGTAATGCACACGGTTTAACCGTGGGGCAACCTATTAGATTAACGGGAACAAGTGGTGCCTTGGTAAATGGGGATTATACTGTTTTAACTGTTGCAACCAATAGTTTTACTTGCAATGCACCTACTAGTTTATCTACTAGTGGCGGATTAACTTACATTAACAGACCAGATTGGGTATTTAATGATACCGTACCATATGTTGGATTAACTGCTCCACGTTCAAATAAAAATAGTAATCGTGGCAACCGTGCTACAAGCTGGAGACAACCAAGTGGTGATAATTACTGGTGCGGTTATAAGCAAGTACGTACAGCAATTACTATTAGTTATTTTGAAAGCACAGCGGTTTCAGACTTGGTTTCGTTAATGGCGGTTGCTACGAATGACCCATTAACTTACCCTGTAGCTGGTAGTGGTTCACCAAGTGATTATAACTTTTTTATGGGAACGCACCACGCACAACCAGACGGTATGACCAGTGCAAACATTGCATTTGATACAGGAAGCATTACAGGGGTATCAGGATGCGGTGATAACGTCGCTGGTGGTGATAAACAACCTACTCTTAAATACACACAACCATTAGCCAACGAAAGTATGCAATTACCTGCTAACGCATTGGCAGACTTTACGGTTACTTACGGACAAGACCCTGCTAACTATTTAGCACCGATTAACGTAACGAATGGAACATCATTAACTGTATCAGAAGTAAGTCGTATTTTTGGTAAGACTTCACCTGCACCAGAAGGCGATATTAACGCTGGGGCTTTATTTAATTTCCCACAAACTGGGAATATTTCTTTATTGTCTGTATTTACTGTTAATAACAATAGTTTTGCCCCAAACGCCACGTTGTCTGCCAGAAACCAGTTATACCGCAAGGCTACTGCTAAATTATGGACAACCCCATTAGTTGGTGCAAAAATTGGTAGTTTAGATGCGTCTTATGCTAGATTTATTAACAAAGCAAACGTATGTCAGCCTGCTACAGGGGCATTCTTACAAAGTGGTGCTTATCTAAACACGTTAAAAGGGTCAAACATTGCGGTGTTATTATCATCTCAAGAGTTTACCACTAAAATGGCATTGCAGTTTGCTATTTTTGCACCAATTAAATTATTCGGGTTATAACACTAGGAGGTTGTCAAATGATTGGAAATATACTACAATTATTAAAAAGCGTAGATTGGTTGCCTATCATACGGTGGGCGTTTGAAATTGCGTTACC